CCCTAATTCTCCACCTGCTCCTCCACGATTAGTTTGTTGTGCCCAACCCCCAGTTAAGGTTGTTTCAGTTGTAGCACTAATTGTTTGTTCGGTCTTAAATATCCAATAATCTGCATTTGATAATCCACCAAGAGTAGCACTACCACCTAAAGCAACTGCCGAGCCATTTAATGTAATACTAGAGTTAGCAAGTTTAGAGTTTGCTATACTTCCAGCTAGTTTATCATTAGCGATACTACCAGCCAACATATCATTTGTCACAGAATTAGTTGAAGGATTTTGAGTTGCTACTGCTTTTCCTAAGTAAACTACCTCAACAATATCACTTGCAACTAAAGTTGCTCCAAGAGTTATTCGAGTAGAAGTTGTAAGGGTAAGATTTGTGCTATCTTGTTTTACAAAGTTTACCCATACAATAACATCAGCTAATGATGTTATGCTTTGATTTAAATCTATATAAGCAGTTGTTATGCCTGTATATCTTTCTTTGGCATTACTAATGAAACCACTTTTAGGAGCTGAACCTAAGTAAGGCATATTACGATACGTCTGTTAATAGTGATACAATTACGTCTGCCGTTCCACTATCCTTTTTTACTTTTACAGCACCACCACTAGGAATAACAATTTTACCCTGAACACATTCAAGTGAAGACCCAGTAGGAAGAGGTGCATTTTTAATTATGTATCTATCGTTAGATCCATCATTTAATACAGCATCTACATTTATAGAAGTTGCACCTGTATTAGAAATAAGTAAACCAATAATGATTTGTTTGTTTGATGTTGCTGAAACAACAGTAGTTAAGTTGTTATTTGCTAGTGTAGCATCTGCTTGTGAAAAATTATTTGCCATGAGTTTGTCTTACATTTCTCCTTATATTTGGTCGTCCCTAACCGAGTGCAATTGCCATCACTACACTATTGTCAGCAATGGTTGTTGATCCACCTAAACTAACGGCTGATCCGTTAATGGTTATTTGATTATTTGCCAATTGAGTATTTGGTATGATTGGTAATCTTGCTATATTTACTGTGCCTGATGTTATTGCAGTACCTGCAAAAGAAGCTAAAGAAAATGTTCCATAAGCAACAATATCTATAGTTGCACTTTGAGGTACAGTTGTTGCAAACACAACAGATGTACCAGAAGTAACAGTTACATCAACACCATTTACTTGTTTGACACCATTTAAATAAACATCAATAAAACCTGCATCATAAGCTAATGCAACTCCATTATCATCATTACCACTAAATGTAGTAGCTCCGTTTGGAGCAGGAGAAGTATATTTAAATCTAGCTGAAGTACCATTGACTGTCGATCCTGCGGCAGCCCAACCACCAGATTTATAAACTTTTAATTCATCTGCTGTCGTATCAAAATAAAGATCACCTGCATCCAAACTAGATGAGGGAGCAGAACTAGCTATTCTATATCTATCGGCAAAACTGTTTACACCAGTTACATTTGACGCTACTGTATTGACATTAGCTATAGCACCACCAACAGTATTAACATTAGCGATTGCTCCACCAACTGTATTTACGTTAGCAATTGATCCAGCTACTAAATCTATTTCAGAAGAAGATTCAGCTAAATCATCTGCTACTGCTTCTATTTCTGTTAATTTATTTTCTACTGCTGCAACGTCTGCAGATATTCCTGCAACTGCCGTTATATCACTAGATATACCAGCTAGAGTTGTTATGTTAGAATTTTGACCAGCTACAGTATTAATGTTGGATGCATTTGAATTGACGGCATTAATTGCTGTCTGTTCAGAAGATGTTGGTTTTATATCTTCCCATGCAGATCCATTGTAAACTTTTAATCCTGATGAAGTATTAAAATATAGGTCACCAGTATCCAGACCACTACTAGGATCTGAACCTGAAGCTCCATGATATTGACCTTGAAATGTTGATAATGAGCTTGCAGCTGATGTTGCTGAAGACGCTGCATTGGTAGCTTGAGTAGAAGCAGTAGAAGCTGAAGTCGCTGCATTAGTTGCAGACGTGCTAGCTTCAGACGCTTTAGTTGTTGCTGTTGAAGCGTGTCCAGACGCTGTCGTTGCGGAGCTGGCTGAATTTGTTGCTTGGGTAGCAGCTGAAGTTGCAGAGTTAGCTGCAGCTGTAGCTGAGTTAGCGGCAGCAGTCGCTGACGAAGCAGCGTTAGTTGCCTGTGTTGCAGCACCTGAAACATCTACAAGTTTGGTAGTATTTGATGATGAATCTACAGCAGCATCATTTGCGAATGTTGTTGTTGCAGTATTAGATGATAAACCTTGAACAATATATACATCTCCATTTGATCTAGTTACTAAATCAAAATTTTTATATGTTGTTGAAGATGAAGAGTAGGTGCCTCGTATATTAAAAAAAGGAGTAATGTTTGAATATGAACCGCTACCTACCTTCACCTCAATGCTTTTCGTTGTAGTATCATAACGAAAAGTAAAATTAGTTGGGTCAAAATTACCTGATGAATCAAAAATATCACCAAGCATATCACCAATGCTTCTTGATCCTCTTTCTGCACTTTCTAAATATGTATCTAAATTATGTGAACCTGTCTTTGAAGACAGGAATCTTAACTGTTCACCACGTGGTTGCGTCTCAGCCATTATTCACTCCATCCCATTTTTTTCATAAATCTTATTACGTCACCTTTTGTGACTTTTCTTTTAAACTCACTAAGTGGTTGATCAACCAATCCTTTAAATATAACTGGTATTGTTTCTTTCAAATTTTCTAATTTATTATTTAATGCAGCAACTTCTGCAGTTAATTCTAAAATTTTTTTTGTGTTTGCATCTATAGTTTCTTTGTTTAAAGATTTTACAAAGTCTCTAGTTTTTGCATCTATATTTTTTTCTAACACTTCTGCATTAGCAATTGTTTCAGCCATTATCTTCCTCCCATTTGTTTTGTTAATGGTATTAGATTACCAGCTTCTACTTCACGTTGAACATCTTCATTTGGTTGTACAGAAGCACCACGCATTTTTTCCATCAATGACATTTGTTGAGATGGTGTTGGACCCTGAGCTTGTTGTTCCTTAGAAATACGGAATTGATCTAAGTCAGATATACCCATTGCACGTATTGCTTCTTCAGCAATTTTAGCTGTGTTGTATTCCATATTCAATCCTGTCTCTCCCATAACCTTCAACATGTTCATCCATGTCTCTGCGTTTCTAGTTGGTTCAATAGGTAATGAGCCATCAATAACTAAATAGTCAATATCACCTTGTAAATCTTGTACACTGAAATCAATGTATCCATCGTCCACCATGTCAGCTAATTGAGTAGGCATATTATATGGGTCCATCTTTATAGATCCATCATAAGCTAATGCATCTTGTATATTTGCAATCATCATACGAGCCATTGGTCGTACTGTAGTTGCTGACATTATACGAGCTAATCCACCTAGTCGTTGTGAGCCTAACTGCGTTAGGCGAGCAATCTCTGTAGCTGTACGAACTTCACCAGTAGGCATACCTTGTTGTGCATCTGATGCAGCTGATAGTCTTTGTTTTAATTCTCCTAATTGACCAATATCATTCCAGTGACCTTTAGTTACATCTGGAACTTGTGCTATGAAAACACCATCGCCTGGTTTTGTTCCAGGTAATGTACGAACAATACCATAAGGATTTCTATCTACTAAATCAGGAACTGATACTTGTGTAGGATCAACAAATATTAAATTATTTAATGCTGCCTGTACGTTATCGATACGTGATCTAAGCAACCACGTAGCGATATCATGTAGGGGTAACAATATATCATACAGGCTTTGTCCATAAGTTTTATGTGAATCTTGAAATAATCCACCAAAAGCAAATGGTAACTGTTGACCATAAGGGTTAAGTTGAAATCTTACACATACTTGTTCATCAAGTATAGCAACAACTAAATATATAGTTTCTATTGATGGTATATTTATTTCTGCACCAGATAATTTTATCCATGCTTCATCTACCATCCTTGCATCACCTAATGTAAAAAATGATCCTTGTGTTGTATTACTTTTTTGTAATGACTCTGCTGGATCAATAGATAATCCTCTTCCTTTTTCTTGTTGAAATCTATGTGCGTTCCAAGAATTTTTCATTGGAGATATACTTCTTAATCCAGGATATTTTTTTAGTTTAGGATATAATCCTGATTGTACTAATGCATTGTATGATTGAAAGTCAGAGCATACTATATATTGCATGTTTTCCCAATCACCCCATTGTACACGAGGATCAGGAAACACACGTCTTGGATCGAAGTTAACTATTTTTGATTGATTAAATTTACTATCCCAAACTATTTTTGTTGGTGCAAAACCATAACGTACAGAGTCAAGTAACATTTGTGCCATTCTTGCTTCACCTGCTGTACGTCTCATGTGTTGATGTAAAACTCTTTCTAATACTGCAGCTACTTTTCTTGATTTACGATTTAAACCTTCCAACATAAACATGGGGTTTCTACCAGCTAATGCTGACATTAAATATGTTGTAACTGTGTCAGCTACTGCACGTGTATCTGCTATAACTGCTTTTTCTCTAAATTTTGTTGATGATGGTTTGACATAAACATCATGTGCCATGTCAGCTTCTCTCCAGTGATCATATCTATTTTTGATTTTGTCGTGAGACATATCAACCATAGCTTTCACATATTGTACTATTTTATTTTCTTCTTCGTCATTTAAGTCAGAAGATATATCTTCATAATTTTGTAGTTTATTTATATGTCTAGATAAATCTACAACTACATTAGATTCAGCATCGATTTTGATGTCTCGGTAATTTCCACCGATATAATTATTTGCTACCATAAAACTCCAACAGTATTGTTACACATAGAAGAAAATCTATAAGTATGTCGTCCCTATTCTCCCCATCCTTGCCAATCAGTTTTTCCCATTTCAGACTGTAATGATCCATGAGATGTAATTGGTAACGTCTCTAATTCACCAGCATTAAATGACATACGAGATAGTTTATCTAATGCTATTGTTAATGCATCTATTTGGTCATCATGTGATCCATTAGGAAAACCAACAGATTCTTCTAAAAAGTCATCTAACCAAGCAGCTGTTTTGTTTAAGAAGACTCTACCACCTTCTATTAAATCTGTGATTGCTGCTACACGAGATACCTTATCTACTGATACTTTGTATGGTATAACCGCTAAACCAGATTGATTTTTTAATTCTTGTATGAGTGATTGTCCAGAAGCTTTATCTTCTATATGTATACCACGCAATCCTTTACCACGCCATTTTGTATTCATATTTATTAGTTTTCTTTTTAGCTCAGGAAAATCCCATCTACCTCTTTTTATATCTATAATATAGATATCACCTTGATTATCTAATCCAGCTACTACAGCAACA